CTAAACTATAATGAAAAATAAGGCATTTAAATCCACATTATATGTTGGTACATTAATGGTTGTGGTGGTTATTTCACTAATGATATCATTAATGTTTAACATTTACAATTATGTTAGACCAAAAGTAAATGACGCTATTAATAAAATCAAAACAGAACAACAAGATAGTAGTTGTGAAACTACGTCGACATTTACTCTTGAACCTGACACTACAAAATTCGAGGTTATTGAGAAATATACTAAAGTAGATAGTCAACCAAAAATATCTATTATACCTATGGTTGAGAGTAGTCCTAAGAAAACTATTATACCTATGATTGAGAGCAACCCTAAGAAAACTATTAAAGTAGATATGTCTAACAATGACACATCTTCAATTAGAACTAATAAAACAGAATTGGTTAGAGATAGTGTAGGTTAAGAATTTTTAACCTCGTTTAAGACCTGTATAATGATTTCTCGTAGAGATTCATTTCTTGGTTTGTACGATACCATAGTTGGTTTGTTACCCTTACCAACTTTTGGTTCCTTTTTTTCTTCTCTTCTTTTTTGAGCACATGCAGATTTTTTTTGAGCATCCGTCATTTTAGACGCAACACCTGCAGCTCTACATTTAGGATATCCTTTAGAATCGGCTTCAGGTCTACCACATGGTGGATGACCTCCACCTTCTTTTTTTCTGCAAATATTTACCCAAGGACCTTTTGGTTGTTTACTACCTTTTGGTTTCTTTTTCGTTCCGAACCATACCGCCAAATCTTCTTTTAGTGGGCCAACTACCTTATGAATAATATCGTCCGGAGATTCTATACTGGCAATATCACTACCTTCTTCATCATTTTGACCGGTATAAAATTTTTTCAAATACATACTAACTTTGGATAATAATTTAGTTTTCTTCTCAATCTTTTCTCTTTGACTTGGAGTTTCTTTGAAATCTCCGTCAGCTTCTTCGTATGCCAATTCAGCATTTATATAATGATAGACAGGTTCACTAAAAGGACCCAATTGTTTCTCGTTCCAATCTTGGGGTGCCAAAACTATAGGAACTTTAAAATTTCCAGCGTTTGCCGACCCAGTCGCTTCACTAATACGTTTTCTTTTCATATACTTATTATAAATATATTGATATCACATTATGGAACAAGAAAAACAACCAATTGCATATCTATTTGAAGAGGTTGCAATATACAAACCTGAAGACATTGAAAATTTAATCGATAATTTAAGTGATGAGCAAGCAAAATTTATGATAATCCGAGCCGTTCAGATGGCATATAAACACGGGGTATTCTCCTTAACCGAAGCTGAAATCGTTTCAAAATCTTTAAGAAGGTTAAAATAAAAAAGAGTCTCACGGGACTCTTTTTTTAATAAACATGATATTTATATAAAAAACCAAAAATGAAAAAAGTAATACGTTTAAGTGAAAATGACTTAATTAATATCGTTAAAAGAATTGTTAATGAACAAGATGGAAGCGTAGTGCCTTATCTTGGGGAACCGACCAATGCGACGAACCAACAAAGTACAGCCAAATACCAGGCTAAACAAACATACCAAGACAGGTTAAATAAATACTTAAAGTGGTATGAAGGAAGTGATTATCCTGAAATTCAAGAATATATCAGCAAAACTTACGGTATACCTCGTTTATTTAATCCAACTTCATTACAAACCTATGATAAAAATAATAAAGAATATAATCAATTTAAAATATTTTTAGGAGCAGTAGACGAATTACTAGCCAATGCCGTAAAACTTAATCAAAATGGTTATTTATTCTTAAAGTATAATTTAATGGAAGGATTAAAAAAACGAGATAGTATAGATTTTGTTCGAAACTTACAGGATTACATGCAAGGAGAAATGAGCCAGTTACCAAAATTTCAGCAATTTGTTTCAAAAGTTATTGACGCTAGAAGAAGAGCAATTGGATTAGTTAAATAATTCCTTTTAAACCTATTGGATACCCAAAATAACCTTTTTGTTTTATAAGGTCTTTATCCAAAGTTAATACAATAATAATGTCTTTATCAGTTCCTTTTTCAGTCGCAATAGCCAATTTATAAAGTTCTCCCTTAGGACCTAAAAACTCAATATACACCCATTTTTCTTTTAAGTCAGACTCGGACCTAACAATAGTGATAATTTTTTTCCCAACTTTAAATATTTTCTTTTTCAAGTCAATTGTCCAAACATGTCTTTTAATTTTTTTTAAATCAAAATATTCAATTTTATTTAATACTATCGATTCATTAGGACTTAAATTTGCAGGACATTTAAATACTTGTATCGTATCCAATTCAAATGAAATTACTTGGGAATACGATACTGAGGTTACAAACAATAATGAGATAATTACAAATAGTTTTTTCATGATGATTACGATTTAGAATACAAAGATAATATAATTTTTTTAATTATTAAAAATTTTATTTGATTTTCGAATATTTTCTTCTCCCCACATTGGTTGGAGGTTTTCTAATGACCAACATTTCATAAATTCACTGTCACCCATTTCTTGGATATTAAATGATGAGATAGGTTGTTTATGGTCAACATGCCATTCACCATAATTTTCCCATGTTATTCCTTCGGTAAATTGTTTTTCCAAATGAACTATTAATTGTTCAGGAGTATATTGTAACACATCAAAATATGATTGATTCTTATCGACCCGGTTCTCTTTTAATACCTGATATATTGCAGTTCTAAAATTACTGATTAGCTTATAGAGGGGGTCAGTATCTTTACGATGTTTTTCATACTTACGTTTATACTCCCTATGTTTATCAATATTTTTTTCTCTCCATTTTTGATGGTATTCATTTAGATGGTCTCTATTTTTTTCAGACCATTTTTTGTGACCTTTCGATGTATAATCTTTGTTTTTTTCCCTCCATTTTTTATCCGCAACTTTTTTACCACCAATAAAACGTCTTCCAGATTGACCAAATATAACACCATTTTCTTTAAGTATCCTATTGATTGTTGGTTTACTAATACCCATCTTCAATGATATTGTATGGGTTCCGAGTAACTCATTTTTATACATATTCATAACAGTTTGTAACTGTTTTTCACTTAATTCTATTTTTTTCATAACTATAAATATACAACATTTTTCCAAAAAATCTACTATTTAATAAAAAATAAAAAAAAAAAGGAGACAATTTCTTGTCTCCTTTTGGTATTTTGTTAAGGATTGATTATCTCAATTCTCTTAAATCAAATGTTCTAACACCATCAACTGTAATTCTCCCGTAAAAGCGGTTGTTCACCATTTTTTTCGCGTATCTAGTCATGATACCTTTGATTGGTGTAAAGTTAAACGGATTGTACATAGTTGGAGTTAATTGTAATGGAACGTATGGTGCGTAAATGTAACCTGTATCTAATAAAGATGTTCCTTTGTGTCCCATTAACACTTGGTTAGGTGGGAAGTAAGGGTCTCTATAAACTTGGTAACGACCAGCTAATGTTCCAACTCTTTCAATACCCATGTTGTATTGGTCTTGTTCAGGAGCCGCATTTGATACGTGGAAATATTCCAAATCATCAAAAATAGCACTGATTTCAGAAGAAACAACAATCCAGTTTGCTCCACCTCTCAATGTTGATTTGTGGATTTGAGCTGAAATTTGGTTGATTGCTGTGATTAAAGTTTGGTTCCAATCTTTTTGAGTATAAGGAACTGCACTTGAACCAAGACGTTTCCAACCATTGTAATCCCATCTCAAGTTCCAAGCTGCACCTTTACGTAAATCTCTTAAGATTTCACGGTCGATTTCAGCCGCAACTTGCTCAGATAACAATGCTGTTAACTCAGCCTCAGCGTCAATGTTATGGAATGCTGCAACGTCTTGTGCCATTTCAGGAGACCATTGAGCTCTTAATTTTCTTTCTGTTACAGAAACAGTTACTGATTGAAGGTCAAAAGAAACCTCACCAATTCTATCTTCAAACTCTAAGTTTTTGTAGATTCTGTAAGTTGCTCCGAAAGCATTGTCATTTGCGGTAGATGAAGAGAATGTTGAACCTGTGTAACCGTCCAATGAACCTCCACAAGTAATACATACTGGTACTTGTAAGTCAACTTCTAAGTAGATTTTACCTTCAGCATCACATAAGTTGTCATATTGACCACCACCTGTTTTACTATTAGGGAAAACAGCCGTTGAATTGTTATCACCATACTGAACAATACCTTTACCATATTTTTGAGTTACAACTCTGAATAAATAAGGATTAGTTGTGTTAGCTGAAGTGTAAACGTTACCACTTACACCTTTAATTGTTAAATCCGATAAGAAAGATTCGTTATCCATCGGTTGACCATCAGGACCAATCAATTTACCTGCTCCATCAGATGCGAAACCTGACATAACGATTAACACTTTTCTGTAGTCAGTTGCACCATAACCTGTCACAACTAATGAATCTCCATCCCAAGCAACAGTAGCAACGCTAGCTGTAATTGCAGAATATTGTCCTTTAGAATAGTCAAATAAACCTGGTGGGTCTAATGCTGGTTCGTTACCTTCGTAGAATCTATCGTAAAGGTCTTTAGTGTTGTTGTAGTCGTAACCACTGTTAGGTGTTTGGTCAGCAGCCGCGTTTGGTGAACCATACGGTGCGTAGTGGATACCTGTTGTTGATGTTTCAGTTTCATAAGACTGAATGTTAGGTACGAAGTAGAATAATTTACCGATTGGTAAGTTCATTGCTTGTACTGAAACGATATCGTTTGCTAATAATTTAGAGAATACACGTCTAACGATTGGGAAAACCACTGTTTCGAATGCACCTGTGTCAGATGTAGATGATGCTTCGTTAATTAAGAACGATGCTTGGTTTTCGTATAATTGTGCTACGTTTTCTCTCATGTGACCTTTAAGACCCTCTAAGAATCCTAATTTGTCCCATTTGTTGATTGTGTCTTCTTTAATAACTTTAAGGTGTTTTAACCCGATGTTACCAACAAGACCTGATTCTAATAATGCTCCCATTTTAGTATTTGTTTTGTTTTAGATTTATTTTTATTATTACCCCAACTTACTAATCAAATCCTTCATTCTTAATAGTTGTGGATTCTCATAGGTTTTAGTTTCAATTAGAGTAGTTGATGAACCTGTAGATACTGATTTATTTAATTTAGCGCCTACTGATTCGTTGATTGATTTTGTGTCTACCTTAGCTAACTCATCTTTGATTGACTTATAAAGATTTTTAGATTCTTTTAAAGTCTCAACATCGTCAAATCTTCTAAGGATATTTATTTTTTCTTTTTTAGTAGTTGAATGTTCAGTGAACAATCTAGTTGCGTAAGCCAAGTTTGAATTGAATATAGCAACTTCATTAAGTTTTTCTCTGAAAACATTTAATGCCTTTCTATACTCATCATTCTTTTGTCTCAACATACTAACTTCTTCTTGAGTAGATTCAGTTTTAACACCATTTTTACCATAAGTATAGTTTCTGTTTGGAGTGATGCCTTTTCTTAATCCTCTACCTTCTTTAGAACCCATTCCGTAAGTTCTTGCAGCTTCCTTAGTTTCTTCTTTCTCGAAAGCCTTTCTTTTAAGAGTGTCTCCTTTTTTAGTTGTGTAATCTTCTTTACCTTTCATTGTTTTGGACTTATCACCTTTATTCATTCCGTAATCGCCCTCTTTGGTTTCAGATTTAACAACTTTGGATTTACCTTCCATGTTTGCACCTTTCTTGTATTCGAATTTAGCTTTTCCAGTTCCCATTGTTCTAGGACCTTGTTTTTTGTCTTCTTTAAATCCTCCTGCAGCTTTGTCTTTGTAAGAGAATTTAGGACCTTTACCAATTCCAACACCTTTAGGTTTGTAGGTTTCATTAGTCATGTCTTCCATGTCTTCGTCATCCATGTCTTCTTCTTCCATGTCTTCGTCATCCATGTCTTCTTCGTCCATTTCGATTTCGTAAACAACTTCGTCCATATCTTCTTCGTCCATTTCGATTTCGTAAACAACTTCGTCCATGTCTTCTTCCTCTTCGTCGATACCTGACATATCACCACTAAAAATAGCGTCGATAACATCATTAGTCGTTTCATCGTCTTCTTCCATCATGTCGTCGTATTCTTCCATCATGTC